CTTACTGAACAAGAGTTATTCCACCAAGGCGGAAAAAGATAAGTAGTATTATGAAAAATCTTGAAGAAATCTTAAACTTGCCTGAAAGCAAAAAGACTATTAAAAAAGCAGAAAAACAAAAAGCTGATGAAGTAGCCCAGCCGTTTCTTCGTGACATGTCAGAGTTTGACAAAATTGCCGCTAGTTTACCTGCGGTAAAAGGTTTAGGCGACGCAGCTGATGCAGAGTTTGATGCACTGGCACAACGAGCTACAGATGCCTATGACGACCTTATGGATCTAGGCATGAATGTAGAAGCACGTTACAGTGGGCGTATTTTTGAGGTAGCGGGCGGCATGCTAAAAAATGCAATTGATGCCAAAGCTGCCAAAATTGACAAAAAACTCAAGATGATTGAGTTACAACTTAAGAAACAAAAATTAGATCAAGATGCCGGACAAGATGACGGCGGAATTGATGTTACAGGATCCGGTGTTATTGTATCTGATCGTAATAGCTTAATTGAAAAACTTAAGAATATGAAATAAATATAATATCAGGATCTTACCTATGAAATCGTTTATTGAATACTTAACAGAAAGTAAAGAAGAGAAGAAATACTCTTTTAAAATTAAAATTGCCGGCGACCTTCCAGAGAACTGCGAAGATGTTATGGAAACCGCCTTGCAAAAATATCAAATAGCTAAGTTTGCAAAAACTAAGACTACTCCTATACAAGCTAAGTTGCGTGACTTTCCTACTATGGAAAACGCACAAGTAACTGTATTTGATGTCGATCTAGAATACCCTACTACTAGTCAAGTATTAGTAAATTATATGGCAGAACAAACTGGCCTTACTGCTGATCGTATTCGAGTTCGTAGTCCTTTAGAAGAAGCAGAGTCTGAATTAAATTTAGAACATGCCGACGAGAAAGATGCTAAAGCTATGTTAACACAAGACTATGCTAAAGAAAATAATCAAGGTATTGTAGGCGATAAAGGTGTTAGTAATTTCTTAAAAGAACTTGCCAAAGCACGTAAAGATACAGAACCTACACAGTACAAAGGTGTGAATGATGCTATCCTAGCAAAGAAAGCCCCTAAAGAAAAATCACAAGAACAAGCTAAACCTGTTGCCGGCAAAAGTCCAATTGGTTCTGCTAAAGGAAAAACAAAATGAACTTTAATGAACTATTCCAGAAAATGAGAGAGTTGGATGCACCGGTTAGTGAAGAACTAAAAGGCGGCCAAAAAGAACTAGATACTGACAAAGATGGCGACATCGAAGCTGATGATCTAAAAGACTTACGTGATAAAAAAGTTGATGAAGAACTCGTTGATGAGTGTGGTATGGGATCAATGTCAGGAATGAGTCAAGGGCAACAAGACAATGTTAATATGAGTATTAACATGAACGGTAGTGGCGCTGGCGGCATCCGTGACTTGATGAATATACTACGAGATCTTGAAGATGGTAGCAACGATCCAGATAGCGGAGAATTAGGTGACTTAATTGGAGCTATGGGAGATGAACCACGAGGTAAGGTTGCAGTAATTGATAATGATATGGAAATGCCTGTTGGCGAGTTTGCTAACAGCCCAGATGAAATGTATGCAGACGTTAGTGATGTAACTCCCACAGGAAATGACTTGCACAGTAAGGGTGCTGAAGCTGAAAAAGTAAATGGCGGCGGCAATCCAATGGGAGTTGACGAAGAACTAATGAGCAGATTGACTAGTATGTATGAGTCAATCAAAAATAGATAACCAGTGCAGTACTAGGGTGATTAAGACCCTACTCAAAGCGACCCATAGGGTCGCTTTTTTATTGTAAATAGTATTATGGCAAGTAAATCATTAGATGGCGTTTTAACTAAAAAAGCTCACACAAGAGAAACATTCACTGAGTCCCATATTCAGGACTTGATTGCGTGTTCTAATCCTGAGGACGGTTATCATTATTTTTGTAAAAATTATTTTTACATACAACATCCTGTTAAAGGTAAAATGTTATTCCAACCATTTGATTTCCAAACTAGACTGTTAGATGCATATCATAATCATCGATTTAATGTAAACATGCTACCACGTCAGATGGGCAAGACTACCTGTGCTGCTGGCTATCTACTCTGGTTTGCAATGTTTCATCCAGACCAGACTATTCTTATTTCAGCGCATAAATTTACTGGCTCGCAAGAAATTATGCAGCGTATTCGATACGCATATGAACTATGTCCTGATCATATTCGTTCTGGAGTAGTAAACTATAACAAGGGCTCTATTGAGTTTGATAATGGATCACGTATTGTCTCTACAACTACTACTGGCAACACAGGTCGTGGTATGTCTATTTCCTTACTATACTGTGACGAGTTTGCTTTTGTACCTCCAAACATCGCAGATGAATTTTGGACTTCAATTTCCCCGACACTAGCAACTGGTGGACGAGCAATTCTAACATCAACACCTAACAGTGACGAAGATACATTTGCTATCATATGGAAAGAAGCTAACAAGAAGTTTGACGAGTTTGGTAACGAACAAGAGATAGGCGTTAACGGATTCTTTCCTTTTACTTGCTCATGGAGTGAACACCCAGATCGTGACGATGCTTGGGCAACAACTGAGCGTGGACGTATTGGCGAAGAACGATTCCGCCGTGAATATAACTGCGAATTCTTAGTCTACGATGAAACACTGATTAACAGTATTCACCTAGCTGGAATGGAAGGCGCCAAACCTCTGATGCAGATGGGACAAACACGTTGGTATAAAGAACCAAGCAAAGATAATATCTATGCAGTTAGTTTAGATCCAAGCCTAGGAACAGGGGGAAACTCTGCAGGTATACAAGTGTTTGAGTTACCTAGTTTTACTCAGGTAGCAGAGTGGCATCATAATTTAACACCTATACAGGGACAAATTAGAATCTTAAAAGAAATACTAAATTATATTAAAGATACGATCGGCGAAGACAGTGTTAGTAATATATACTGGTCAATTGAAAATAACAATATTGGCGAAGCAGGGTTAGTCTGCATTAGAGATATCGGTGAAGATCAATTTCCTGGACTGTTTGTAAGCGAGCCAATGCGTAAAGGGCACGTTCGTAAATTCCGTAAAGGATTTAATACCACACACAAAACAAAAATATCTGCTGCTGCTCGTTTAAAATATCTAATAGAATCTAATAAAATGAAGATTAACAGCAAGCCTTTAATAACTGAGCTTAAGGCATTTATTGCATCAGGCGTTACATTTAAGGCTAAAGTAGGAGAAGAAGACGATTTAGTAAGTGCATTGTTATTAATTGTACGTATGAGCCAAGTGCTAGCAGACTGGGATTCTAGAGTATTTGAATCCTTCAGCAGTAATGATGGATACGACGAAGACGATTTTGACTTGCCAATGCCTATATTTGTTTCGTCTAGTTTATGATAAATATCAATATGGACAAAAACCTCAACCCTATTGCCGCTGAATTATTTGGGAAAATTCGCACACAATTTCCTAAGATTCAACTTGGTGATGCTAACAGTGCAGTTACTGATCGCCCTGAAGACGCACGTTTCTTTGAATTTGACTTTGTTAAAAAAGGAGCCAGTCTTGGTACAGTTTCAGTAGACATATCTGAAGATGACGGAATGGTTGTGATTTATAGCAATGAAATTACAGACGGGCAACCTGCCGGTGTAGCAAAACAGTGGTTTAATTTTCTAAGAGAATTACGAGAATTTGCCAAACAAAACATGATGAAGTTCTCTATTAGAGATACTACAAAAAGCAATTTAGATAAAAGAGATTATCAACACTTAGCCAATAAACACGGAGAAGCGGCAATGAATGAAAGTAAATTATGGGGAACTAACAAGACAAGTTTCCAAAATATAGGTGAAGCTAAACTAATTGTTAGACACAATCAGCCTGTTAATCTTGACCTTGCCGCAGGACGTACTATGCACATCGAAAGCATTTATGTTGAAAGTGCAGAGGGTGAAAGATTTAAGTATCCATTTAAACATTTAAACGGTGCTCGTGCATTAGCTAATCACGTATCACATGGTGGTAATAGTTATGATCCTATTGGACAACATATTATTGGCCTAAGTGAAGAAATGAACAAGCTACGTATGTTCAAAGGTTATGTAAGTCGTAATCCAGTTGTTAGTGAAGCAATGGGTGCAATTAACAATAAAGTGTTTGAACGTATTGATCAAGTTAAAAAAGAAATTCATCAATTACAAAGCCCTAACTATTACGCATCATTTGCAGAATCTTTTGCCAGTGTAGAAGAACAGATGATCCCAGAAGATGTAGTTAATGATTGGATTGATCGCTTAACTATCCGTAGTTTTAATGAAGAACTAAAAAATGTATTCCCATACATTTATAAACTAGTTGGAGAAGAAGTTGATGTTATTAAAGAATTATCTGCAGATGATTTGCTAGCCGAAAATCCTAATGATTCAACACCACACGTTCCAAAAGACTACCAAACAAGAGAGCCTTTAAAGAAAGGTCCAGATGGTAAGTGGCGCAATAGCAAAGGCGAAGAGCGCGATAGTATGCACGGTGGCCCACTCAGACCAGACGGTAGTGCAACAATGCGTAGCATGACTTCACGCAAAGAAGAATCTTTAGAAGATGCATATGAATCTTTCTTAAACAATCTAGTCAGTGAAGAAAGCGATCTGTTTAACAACGACGAAACATCAAGTGTGGCGCTACAAAAACTAAATGCACTAATGGGACAAGAGTTCCCAGGCGGCGCTGACGGTACTAATGCTATTCAAAGTCTTGCTGGAATTATTGACGATGAAGAATTAAACAACGCATTAAAAGTTGTTGCTAATTTAGATCCAGAAAGCGATCTACGTGACATTGTTAAACAATATCTCGAAAAGAAAGATGAAGAAAATGGAACTGACATTGCTACAAAGGTAAACTTTGGAGAACCAAGTGCTACACCTGCTCCAGCTGAACCGGTGGCAGCAGCTCCTGCTCCAGAAGCTCCTCCAGCTGAACCGGTGGCACCTGCTCCTGCTGCTCCGGTAGCTGAAGAAAAAGAAGATCCTCCGTTTGACGGTCCTTACAAAAAGCCAGGCGACAACAAAGACCAGTTTGGAAACACTGTTAAGAATCCTGCTCGTCATGCCGCTAAGAAAGGTATGGCAGCAGCCATTGCTAAAGCCAAGAAAGCTGGTGCTACTGCTGAGACTATGGTTAACTTTGGGTCCGGCGAAATGTCATTAGGTGAAGCAATTACTAAAGCCGGAATGGATGTTGAAGAATTTTTTGAAAGTAGCGGTAAGCAAAACGAAGTAGTTGAGTTTGTTAAATCAATGTATGATGAGACAACTGGTAATTTTCCTAAAGGTGAAACTGGAGTATTGCTAGCAGTTGAAAAACAATTTGGCGAAGATGCTGCTCACATAGCACATAAAGTTATCAGCGAATTGTCACACGTTTATGAGTCAAATCGTCTGCGTCAGTTAGCCGGTTTGGAAGAAGGGTATTACGATCTTAACAGTGACTTACCCGGAATGGAACCAATTGACTTTTCATCTAAACCCAGTTTCAAAGAGTTGATTACTCGTTATACACAACTTGTTTATCAAGGTCACGCTAGCGAAACAAGTCCTGAAGAAGATCGAGAATACGACGAGATCGAGCAGTACGTTGCAAAACGCTTCGGCGAAAAAGGTTCTGCACATTTACAAAAAGCTGGCGAAGTCAGTTATTGGGGTAGAGATGACAAGCCGTTTGGTCGTGACTCTCGTAGCAGCAACCTAGGTCGTCCAAATCAACCTAGCGGAGATTTCCGTACAACCAAGGCAGGCAAGATGCATGGTCAAGATGCTAAGATGATGAAAAATAAAGTTGCTGATAGATTAGGTCGTCATCCCGAACCTAACTTGCCAGAATCTTCAGAATTGGCTGCAATGTTAAGAATTGCCGGTTTAAGATGATTGGTAAAAATAAATCATAATTAAGCAAGATTTCTCTTGCAATGATAAATAAAAGTGCGTACAATACAATGTATGCACTTTTTTACTTTACAATGGTGTAAAGTAGATACAGGCAAACTAGCAGAAATGCAAAACAAACTTAGGCTAACAATAGGAGATAATCATGGCATCATTAGCTGAAATCAGAGCAAAGCTCAAAGAGCAAGAAGGTAATTCGAAAGGTGGCGG